CGTCTTCTACTAAGTCCACCGATATGTCGGCTCTTACGGCGGACATTGATGCGAAGATTGCCGCTCTTGAGAAGGAGATGGCAGCGGTTCCTGGGATTACGCATCAGCCAGTTTCACAGTCCCCCGAGCCGATTGAGACTCAGTACCATGTAGTGCAGAAGGATGGGGATATAGTTTGAGTGAAGAGGGCTTGAGTCAGCTAGAGCAGATCAAGGCGGAGAAGCTGAAGCTTCTTCAAGAGAAGGCTCGGTTGGTTCGGGGGTTGCCTCACTTGTATGGGTTTAAGGACTACAAGTGGTCGAGGGAGTTCTTGGATTCGGATGACCGGACGGTGTTGCTTACGGCAGCGAACCAGCTGGGGAAAGTGGAGCCATACACTAATTTGATACCTACCCCCGATGGGCTAAAACCTATGGGAGAGATTGGGGTAGGCGCTCTTGTATACGGCTGGGATGGAAAGGTTACTAGGGTTAAGGCGGTATATCCGCACATTAACTATCCGTTTTATAGGGTTACTTTTAATGATGGGTCGAGTGTTGTGGTGGGGGAAGAGCACAAGTGGGTGGCAAAGGGCGGGAAGCAGCGGTTTAGGAAGGGATATAGTTCTGGGGATAGAGTTTGGGATAATCCTGAGTATGGACAATGGAAAGTTTTTACTACTAAGGAAATAATCAAGCAGGGCGGGTACGAATCCGGGACTCCTAGAAATTGGGATAAGTTTTCTATTCCAGTGTGTGATGCAGTTGAATATGTAGGGCACGGTTGTTTTGACCCGTACTTTGTAGGCTTAATGCTTGGCGATGGTCACTTTGGAAGCCGTGTGAGTTCGTTTTGCACCGCGGATGAGGAGCTTATTGCGTATGTGGATAAATATACGCATAAGGTGTATGCCAAAAGAGGGTCTAAGGCTTTTGATATCAAGCTAAAAAACATCCCCGAGCTTGATAGGTTTAAAGGTCAGTTATCGGGTACGAAGCAAATTCCTGAAGATTACTTATTAGCATCTATTGACGACCGCAAAGCGTTGCTTGCGGGGCTTTTGGACACGGACGGTACGGTAAATGCTAAGGGGGATGTAATCGAGTATTACACTATATCTCCTGATCTTAAGGATGGGTTCATAAGGCTCGTTACTTCACTTGGGGGGCTTTGCCAGGTGAAGGTGAAAAAAGCGCACTATAAGAAAGATGGAGTAAAGGTAGAGTGTGCCGACTGTTACAAAATAAGTGTATGGGTAGACTTTAATCCGTTTCGAGTTAAGAGAAAAAAAGATCGGTTTAAGTGCGTTACTCGCGTGAAGCATGAGCGAGTGATTAGCAAGATTGAATTTGTTGGAAACATGGATGGGCAATGCATTGAAGTAGACAACGCTACCCACACTTATTTAACTGGAGCGGAGCACATTGTTACGCATAACTCTACTTCCCAGATCAGGAAGATTGTCGAGTTTGCGACGAATGTTCAGGCTTGGCCTAAGCGGTTTAGGCGGAACCCCCGGCAGTTTTGGTATTTGTACCCGACCGCACAGATTGCAACGGCGGAGTTTCACACGAAGTGGAAGCCGGACATCCTGCCGAAGGACGACTTTAAGGATGACCCGCAGTATGGGTGGCGGGCGGAGTTTAAGAATCGGGGGGACATCAGCGCGATCTACTTTAACAGTGGGGTCGCGCTGTATTTTAAGACCTATGCACAGGACGCTCAGCATCTTCAGTCGGGCACGGTGGACTATGTGGCTTGTGATGAAGAACTCCCTATTGAATTGTGGGATGAGATCAACTTCCGGCGGAACGCCGTAGATGGCTACTTTAGCATGGTCTTCACGGCTACCTTGGGGCAGGAGTTCTGGAGGCTTTGTATGGAGCCCAGAGCTGGGGAGCAGGAGGCGATGCCGTTTGCGAAGAAGCTTAGGGCTTCGTTGTTCGACTGCCAGTACTTCTTAGATGGAACCCCGTCGCATTGGACGCTGGACAAAATCCACCGAACCATCGCCATGTGTAAGTCAGAGGCCGAGGTGCAGCGGCGGGTTTACGGGCGCTTTGTCAGGGATGAGGGCTTGAAGTATCCGAGTTTTGACAGGGGGAGGAACATATCGTCCCCGATGGAGATTCCGGCCCATTGGCCTATTTATGTTGGGGTGGACATTGGAGCGGGTGGGGATGAGAACCACCCGAGCGCGATAACCTTCGTCGCGGTGAGGCCGGATTATCGGTATGCCAGGGTTTTCAGGCATTGGCGGGGGGACGACAAGATATACACGATGTCGGATGTGGCTTCGAAATACATGGAGTTGAGCCAGGATTTGAACATCACGGCGGCGTTTTATGACTACCATGCGAAGGATTTTAAGACGATTACGGATCGGATGGGGCTTTCATTCATTCCGGCGGAGAAGAAGCACGATGTAGGGGAGCAGGTGATCAATGTGCTCTTTAAGAACGGGATGCTGGATGTGGACAGCACGCAGGAGTGCTATCCGATTGTGAACGAGCTTACGACGCTTCAGCTTGGGACGGACAAGCGGAAGGCGAAGGACGACTCAGTGGACTCAATGCGTTATGCGCTGACCAAGATTCCGTTCGATTTTAGCCATGTGGGGTATGTGCCTATTCGTGAAGTAGTACAGCAGCGTTTTCTTAACCCGCATGAGGTGGCTCATGTGGAACGGAATAAAGACAGATTAAGAATGTTTGCATCTTCGGACAAAACAGGATTGAATGAGGTAAGTGATGAAATCAGGGACTGGAATGAAATTATTGGAGCGGATACTTCCCACTATGAAGAGGACTTCTTTTGACATACATGAAATATCTCGTATTATAGAGGAATGTAGTCGCAATGGGGTGGCTCGGTTCTCATACGGAGGGCTAGAACTCAGCTTCCTAAGCGTAGATAAGGCTCCGACCACCGAGCCAGTGTTCGTTAGACCCGAAGTAGCGGTCGCACAAGAGTCCCAGGCCAGGAGTTCTCTTACTAAAGAGGAAGTCGCTCTAAAGCAGGATCAGTTGGAACAGATGCTTTTAGAGGACCCGGTAGAGTACGAAAATCTCCTCCGTAATAGGGACATTGAATGAAAAAGTTAGATCACAACGAGTTGATGCGGTTGTATAAAGAGGGTGAGTCATCGGACAACTATCTTTATGCAGAACAACGCTCTAACCTTTTGCTTGTAGCAGGGGCGCACTATGCTCGCAAAGGTTCGCGGTTTTGGAACCGCGTTCGGGATGACAACCGTCTTTCCGAGGAGCAAAAGATTCGTCTGACGGTCAATCATATCCAGCGCATTTGCAAAATTTACGAAAACAACATTCTTTCTTACGCTCCGGCAGTTGCGGCAGTGCCTAAGAACGAATCCGAGCTGCAGGACCAGAAAGCCGCCGAGCTGAATCATTCCGTATGGAAGGATATTACCGAGCGCCATCGCTGGAGTGACAAGGTTCGAGAAATCGTTCAGGACTATGTTCGTGTGGGCGAGGTGTTTCATAAGATTTATTGGGATGAGACCAAGGGCAAGGTCATAGATTATGCACCGCTCGTTGATGAGATGGGGCAGCCTGTTGTGGACCCTATGGGCCAGCCGCAGAAAGACCCTTCTCAGCCCATCATGTCGGGCGACTTTGTATTTGAGCGGATCTTCGGGTTCAATGTGTTCAGGGCTCGCGAAGCTAAATCCATGAATGAGTCTTGGTTTATTGGCTATCGGAAGATGGTCAATATCGAGGATCTGAAGGCTCGCGTAGGCAACGACCCTGAGAAGCTTGATATGATCGAAGCTTCTCGCGATGAGACCTATATTATTTTTGACGGGTCTGGCAGCACCTACAACCGCTCTGACAATGAGTGCTTAGTGCTGGAGTTCTACATCCGTCCATGCATCACTTACCCCCTTGGTTACTACTTCATCTGCACTAATAAAGGGTGTCTTTGGGAAGGCGAGCTTCCTTTTGGTATTTTCCCGATTATTTACTGCGGCATGGACGAAATCCCGACTTCTCCTCGGGCATACTCCTTTATTAAGCAGCTTCGTCCGATTCAGGGTGAAATCAACCGGGCCATCAGTCAGGTAGCCACCCATCAGGTGACTCTTGGTGACGACAAGCTCGCGGTACAGGCCGGAACCAAGGTGGCGAACGGTGGTTTGCAGCCTGGGGTTCGGGTGCTTTCTTACTCGGGCCAAGCGCCTGTTGTCATTCCAGGACGCACTGGGGACCAGTATTTGCCGTATATTGGGCAGATGATTGATCAGTTCTATGTAATTGCCAATCTTCAGGAAGAGCTTGCAGAGAAGCCTTCGAATGTTGACCCGTATACGATGCTTTTCATGAGTATTGAGCAGAAGAAGAAATTCTCTGTGCATACGACCAAGATTACCCAGTATCTTATCGATTTCTGTACGGTGACTTTGGAACTTGCCAAGCAGTATTACACCGAGGCGAACTTGGTTCCTGCGATTGGTCGCTCTGAGATCATCAACATCGCAGAGTTTAAGAACACTTCTCCACTGTTTTACCGTATTGCTCTTGAGCCAGGCACGGAAGACATGGAGACCCGCCTTGGGAAGCAGCTTACTTTCAACCAAATCATGCAGTATGTGGGGTCTAACTTGGATCCAAAGGACATTGGCAAGATTATCCGCACCTCTCCTTACTCTAATAATGAGCTGGCAGCGGAAGATCTTACGATGGACTTTGATAACGGCACGAACATGATTTTGGCCCTTGATCGGGGTCAGTTCATGGAGCCATCCATGTATGATGACAAGAAATATCTGATTAAGCGTCTGACTACTCGGACCCGTAAGGCGGATTTCAAGTTTCTTGCTCCACAGATTCAGCAGATGTATCAGCAGATCATTAGTCAGTTGATCGAGATGGATGCCGAAGAGCAGCGTAAGATTCAAGAAGCCGCACAGGGCTTCATCCCTATGTCAGGAATGGCTGTCGTTTGCGACATCTATGTACCAGATCCGAATAATAGCTCGAAGACCATGCGAGCACGAGTGCCATACGACGCACTTACTTGGCTTTTGAAGCGCCTTGAAGAGCAAGGTGCAACGCAAAACGCCATCATGCAGCAGCAACAGGCCGTAGTTGCTCAAGCCGCGTCGATGATGCCTAGACTTTCTCCATCGCAACCACAACCGGAGGCTGTGCCCCAGCAGGGCGTACAGCCTCCAATTAATCCCCAGTAGTGAGGGCCAAGTCGCTACAAAGGAACCAATATGGAAGGCGAAGTAACACAGGAAGTCAACGAGTCAACAGCAGTAGAGTCAGCACCAAGTCCAGAAGCAGCAGCCCCGGCTGCCGCTCCTGCGGCAGAAGCGGCTCCAGCCTGGACCCCTAACTACAAAGTTAAGGCGTATGACAACGAATATGAGATCCCTGAGAATTTCAGGTCTTATATCAACCAAGAGAACGAGAAGCACTTCAAGGAAGTGTTTGAGCGGTCTTTTGCGTTCGATACGATCAAGCAGAAGTACAAAGACGCTCACTCCAAGTATCAGGATGTGAACGGCAAGTACGAAACCATCTCTAAGAACTTGGATAAGTTATCAAAGTATGTGCAGTCGGGCGACTTTGATAACTTCTTTAGCTCTATTAAGATTCCCGAGGCAGAGATCCAGAAGTGGATCTACAACAAATTGCAAATTCAGAGCTTGCCTCAAGATCAACAACAACTTTATACTAAGAATAGCGAGTATCAGAAGCAGCTTCTCTCCATGCAGGAACAGTATGAAGAGATGCAAGGCAAGCTGAGTGAATTTGAGCAATACCAAGCTCAACAAGCGCTTCAGCAGCGGCATAATGAGCTTGATTCGGTGATCGGTGGTCCCGAATTCAAGAGTCTCGCAGAAAGTTACGATGCTAGGGTAGGACAACCTGGGGCATTTAAAAACGAAGTGATTCTTCGGGCAGCGGCGGTAGCGAACGCTACAGGAAAAGAGCTGACGGTCCAGGAAGCAGTTCAAGATTTCGCAAAACTTGTGGCTTGGAACCAGCAGAACGCTGGACAGGCTGCGGGAGTAGCACAAAAGGGAGCTAGTAGGCCAACTATCCCTTCGGTGTCGGGGAAGGCCAGTTCTCCTGTAGCACCACAAGTAAAAAGCATTGAAGATCTGAAGAGGCTTGCTAAAGAAGCAACCGCTAAGGGTCCAAACTATTAACAAATATTCCCAATAGGGAAAGGAAACTAAACAATGGCAACTACTCGTAGTTTTAGCAATATGCTGAACGAATATCTGCCCGAGAAGCTCCTTCTTGACGAACTCAAGAAGCGCAACTGGGCGCTCCAAAATGTCGAACAGGATGACTCCTGGCTCGGCGGTAACCTCGTAATCCCATTCCTTGGTGCAGTCGGCTCGACCGTGACCTTCGGATCTCTTGCAGCGTCTAACGACATTGCAGAAGAACTGTCGGTTCGTGGTCAGATCAGTGCGTATAAGGAAGTTTGGGGTTCGATGCTGTTCAACGAAACCGACCTTCTTCAGCACGGCAAGCTTTCTGAGCAAAACTTCCTGAAGATCCTTCCGGATGCGATTCAGCGTCATGCTGATTACCTCTCTGGCGTGATCTCCCAGAACTTGCTCACTGGCAACGCTGTAGCCAAGCTGACCGCTGACGGAACTGCTGGCGGCGACATCACTGTTGCTCAACCAGACCGTTTCCAGATCGGCCAGAAGGTTATCGTTGACGATAACGATTCTTCTCCGGCTACCGGCTATGTGAAGACCATCAACATGAACACTGGCGTTGTCAACATCGTCACTGCTCGTGGTGGTTCTACTGGCGTAAACTTGTCTGCATACACCGTTGCTCAAGGAGCAGTTGTGTACAACGACGGTCAACAGGCTGATGGCTTTGACAACCTCCCGAACCAGCTTCTTTCTGCTGCTAACGGCGGTGCGGCTTCTCACCTTGGTCAAACCAAAACTGCGTATCCTTTCCTTCAGGCGATCAATGTGGACGGTTCTTCTGTAACCGCTGCAAACATCCTGTCGAAGATTTTCGACGCGTATGTGACTGTTCGTCGTCTCGGCGGTGGTAAGCCGTTCAAAGTAGTCATGAGCTACAAGAACTACGGTTCTGTACTCAAGGCTCTTGAGACTCAGAAGGGCGCATTCAATGTGATTCCTAACGCCAAGAAAGTTGAAGCTTACGCTTACGACGCAATCATGGTGGGTGGCTTCGCTGGAACTCTCGAACTGAACGCAGTTCAGGAGATGGACGATGACAAGATCATGTTCCTTGACATGAGCGTCATCAAGTTCTACACGAACGGCGGTATCCGTCGTCGTCGTGCTCCAGATGGCAAGGAATTCTTCGAAGTACGCGCTACTTCCGGATTCAGTTATATTGTCGATCACTGTTTGTTCGGCGAGTTCGTGGTACAGCACCCTAAGAAGTGCGGTATCATGTACGGAATTAACTACAGCATCTAATAGTTTGGGCGGGGGTAGAGATACCCCCGCCTTAATCTAAAGGAGAATAAAATGCCTACAAAATCACAATTTCTTGATCTCGAAGCGAGCATTAACTCTGGAGCTAATCTTCCGTCTCTTTCTGGCGAGAAGGTTGGGTCTAATTTGATGCGTGAAAAAGTTCAAGTTGCTATTGGTTGCTATGACTTCGCTGTTCAAGGTGGGGCCATTGGAACTGTTGATCTTATCGGGTTGGATGGCAAGCCTGTAGTTATTCCTCAGAGCGCAATCATTATTGATTCTCTGATTGATGTAATTACTCAAGGCGCAACTTCCACAAGTGCTACGATTGCTCTTACGGCGCAAACCGCAGGAGACATTAAAGCTGCTCTTGGAGCTGCTTCTTACACTGGATTGGTCGCTGGTATCCCTGTCGGGACCGCCGCTACCTCCATTAAGATGACTGCCGACCGTACCTTGAAAGCTACGATTGCAACTGGAACTGTTACCGCTGGTAAGTTCAATGTAATCATCGAATATATTTACTCTGCGTAAATAAAAAAGTAGGGGGTCTAAAGCCCCCTACCATTTTAAGGAGATTTTATGTCTGCACTTAGTTTGACGATAGGGGCACGGTTTAAGCGGAATACTTTTAAGCAACAAACTGTTGGCGGTACTTCCGCACAGTTGACTCAGCTTGCTATTTCGGACGCTGTGAAGACCCCGGATCAGATTTTTGTTCAAGCGCTTCCTGGTAACACTGGAACGATCACTATTACCAATGTGAACCCTGCGGTTAGCTTGGGAGCTGGGATTGTCCTGTCCGCGGGACAGAACACTGTGCTTCCTAGCCACAATCCTTCCGAATGGTATGTGATTGCCAGTGCTGCCAGCCAAAATTTGAACATTCTGTACTCTTCTGGGGCTGAGTAATGAACTACGCACCCTTTCCTCTTATATGGGGAGGAGTAGCCGCAGCAGCTTCATTTACTACAATTCAGACAGACTATGGGACATATCCTACTGCGTCTGGAACAACGGATACATTAACTTTTACTTCTTTAGACGGATCTGTAGTTATTACAGGTACGGCTTTAACGGATACTATTTCTTTCAGAACAAACCTAGCGGGGGAAAGTTTAGATCAAGCTATCGTAATTGCTTTAATGTTTGGGTAGGATAAAAATATGAAAAGAATCCTAGAATCTTCTGAATATGTTTTTAACGCAGCATCTTCGCAAATTGACTTTAGTGGTGTCAATTTTAGCGGAACTTTTGAGCCTCAGTATATTCTTGGGATTATAAACCTAGATTACAATAGAGGAACCCTGATTTACAACCCGGCTGGGCAAAATCCAACTGGAGGAATTTGGCTTTCACCATTTGTTTTGAATCTTCAGTTTAACACATCGTTGATGAATAACACAGACCGCCTGTTAGTTGT